CAAGTGATCCTGAATTTCACTCATTAGGTGGTTTGGAATTAACCGATGCGTATGTAGCTGAAGCAGCGCAAGTGAGCAAACGTGCCATTGATATACTGCAATCACGCATTCGTTTTAAGCTACGCGAATACGACCTGCCACCAAAGATGCTACTCACATGCAATCCTTCCAAAGGATGGCTCTATAATGAGTTCTACGCACCACACAAAGCAGATAATTTAGCACAGCACCTTGCATTCATTCCTTCTTTGCCTACCGACAATCCGCATCTACCTGAAAGCTACATCGAAACGTTGGAACGTTTGCCCGAAATCGATAGACGAAGACTGTTGCATGGGGATTGGGAATACGATGAAAGCGTGGACAATCTATACCAGTACGATGATTTGGTTCGCTGCTTTCGGGATGAAGAAAGCAAAGGCGATAAATACATCAGTTCCGACATCGCTCGACTTGGAAAAGACCGCAGCGTAATTTGCGTATGGCATGGACTGCACCTAATCGAGATTCACGAACTGCGAAAGCAACCTATCACAACGGTTGTATCTACCATTCGCCAGCTATGTGATAGGCATGGTATCAAACTTAGCAATGTGATCTGCGATGAAGATGGTGTGGGCGGTGGTGTAGTTGATAGCTTAAAGTGTCGCGGCTTCCTTAATGGTGGAAGGGCAAAGCAAGCCGACCGATATATTAACCAAAAAGCAGAATGTTACTTTAAGCTTGCAGAATTGATTGAGCAGAATAAAGTAATCTTCAAAGTGAATCAGTTCCGGGATGTAATCGTGCAAGAACTGGACATGATACGCAGACGGCAACCTGAAGCCGATGGCAAACTCGCTGTGATAAGCAAAGATGAAATAGCCAGGATGCATGGCAAATCACCTGACTATGCAGATGCTATCATGATGCGCATGTACTTTGAATTATTCCCGAATTACGGCAGCTATTCGTGGGCGTGAGATGGTTACAATCTGTAACCGATTGAAGCTAACACATTGATTCTCAGCAATACGTTTGTTAAAATTTGTTAAAACTGCATGCTACCTATTGCGTGGTGTAAAAAGTTACCTACATTTGTCAAACAAATAACAACAATAAAAACACAAAGCAATGACAATCTCACAATCACTACAGCAAATAATTGCATTCGGACAATTAACACCAATGCAGCGTTTAAGTATTATTCAAGTAGTTGGAACAAGAACCAAAAATGGTAAGGTTAAAAGTCAGGCAAGACTTCGCAATGAAGTTATGAATTACTTTGTTGCTAATATCTATAACCAATAATCAAACGAGGGGCGCGACTCACCAACGCGCATTTAAACTTAAAAACACAACAACATGAAAGCAAGTAAAGTAATCAAGTACATCGTATGGGGCGCAATCTTCTTCGCCATTCTTAGCTACTGCCAAGAACTGAATGATTGCCTAATGAAGTATTAATCTTAAATCACAATAACATGAACTCATTTCACAAAGACAACTTAGAAGCATTGCAGAAGTTCCAGCAAATGCTTAACGCTGCACCTGATAAGGAAGGCATCGAAAAAACACCCGATGGCAAAGCCGTTACGCTGGTAGTTAGCCACGTTGAAACCACCTTAGATGAAATGTTCTTTGGGCATTGGCGCACTGAGAATTTCAAATGGGAACGCATGGCGAATGAAGTAGTCGGCTCACTTGACCTTGTTGTGATTCATCCGATAACCGGGTATGAGTTACGCAGAACAGGTGCAGCATCCATTGTTATCATGGTAGATAAAGTGCCAAGCCACATTGCCGCAGATCCAATCGAACGCAATAGGTGGGCATTGAACGCAGATAATAAGAAACCGAACGCATTAGACCTTGCGTTTCCTAAACTTAAAACAGAGTGCCTGAAAAACGCTGCAGTGTCATTTGGTAAGCTATTAGGTCGCGACTTAAATAGAAAGAACGTGGATGTGTACAAGCCATTTAAGTTGAAAGGCACGCTGGCTTCAGCTAACAAAGATGTGCAATACCTACACGAACTGATTGAAAAAGCGCATAGCTTAGACGATTGCGACATCATTCTGCAGGCATGCCCACCTGAACTGCTCAATCAAATCGAGCCGTTAATAAATGTTAAAAAGCAGCAGCTATCAGGTCTGCTGTAATACATTCGCAACAAATAACAAGAACACAATGGAACAAGTAAAATTTAGAGCATCGCAGCTTGGTAAGCTTATGACCGATGCACGCACCAAATCAGGACTAAGTGAAACCTGCAAAAGCGCACTTCTCGAAATCTATGTGCAGAATAAGTACAAACGCTATAAGGAAATCAGCAACAAGTACATTGAAAAGGGAATAGCAGTAGAGAATGATGCCATTGACCTATGGCGCAGGGAACGTGGCGCAATCGTATTCAAGAATGAAGTAAACTTTCAAAATGACTTCATCACAGGTACACCCGACTTGCTTATCAAAGATGGTAGCGAAGTAATCAATGTGCCGGATATTAAATCTTCATGGGACATCCATACCTTCATTGATGCAAAGGTGAATGAATTGAGCAAAGATTACTATTGGCAAGGTCAAGCATACTGTTGGCTAACAGGTGCGCCTAAGGCAACATTCTGCTTCGTGCTGGTCAATGCGCCAAGTCAAATGATAGATACCGAAAAGTACCGCCTATCATTGCGCATGAATCTTATTGATCCACAAAGCAATCCTGAATTCATTAAGAAGGCATCACGCATTGAAAAGAATATGATATTCGACATGCCTACCTATCTTAATGAAAATCCAAACGCTAACCTTGAAAGCGACCTTGCGAATTGGGAATATGACATACCAGTGCAGGAACGCATCCATGAAAAGGTAGTTGAGTTTGATGTAGATGCAATCGCAAAGCTTCAGGAGCGTGTACCCATGTGGCGTGAATACCTTAATACTTTGAACGTATGAGCAAGCAGACTGCAGTGCAATGGTTACACTATCATCTTCTACATTTGATGCAAACTAAAGAATGGCGCAGTAAAGACTTGCACATTGAAAAGTTTGATGAACTATTTATTGAAGCATTAACAATGGAGCGTGAGCAGATGGCAGTAGCATTTTGTGAAGGCTCAAAATTACTTGAATGCCCTAATGAATTGAGCGCAACATTTGAATTTGCGTTATACTATATCGAAACATACGGAGGTGACAAATGATGGACAATTTTTTAACCTATGTAGTTCCTCAGTTCTGCGTGATTATGGCAATAATTTTATTATACGTAATTGTCAAAGAAGTAGAAAAAACTAATAAAAGAGGTGACAAATGACAACCGAACAACTCAAAGACCACGTGCGCAATTCAATGCAGCACTACTACAATAAAGAGCAAGTAATCGAACTAATCAACAAACTAAACAATGAAAGCAAAAGACAAAGCATGGCAACTGTACTCGAACTATTTTGATATAGTCGAGGGTGAATCGCAGGAAGGTCAGTTAGCACAGGTGCATTTCAAAGCTATCAACTGCGCTTTGTATTGCGTGGATGAAGCAATTACAAACGCACCCAGCGACATCATGCAGGACTTCGAAGGAACCGGTGAGTTCTATTCCGTGAAAGCTTACTATCACCACGTCAAAAACGAAATACTGAAACTCAATGCCCAAAAGAAACCTAATGCCGCTTGACGAACTGAAGGAAGAACGATTGGTGTTGCTGAACATGTACATCAATGCAAAGACACGATACGTCAAAGACAATCTATTTCACAAAATTAAAGCGGTCAATAAAGACCTATTTACCATAACCAAAGACACAAAGTATTTATGACACAAGAGAAAAAAGAAACAGCCATGCGCAGATTAAGCAAAGCCCTGCGCAAAAGATTTCAAGGACCATCGGTAAACATATCATGGATTGAGCTTGATGCCTTCATGATGAAAGCACAAACATGGGAACTTGAAAACATATGGAATGCCTATAATGATGGCTACTTACATGGTGAAAGTGGATTACCAAATAAAACACAAATAGAAAATGAAAGCGAAACTAACATTTGATTTGAAAGAAGATCAACATGAATTTGATTGCGTAATTAACGCAACAAAAATGCATGATGTAATTATAGAAGTAAGACAACGATTAAAATACATACCTGAAATTTCATCGTATAGTGCTGATGAAATAAAAATGGCACGATTCATTTTAGATTTGTTGAATAACGAAATTGAAGATGCAGGCATGCAGCATTTGTTTTAACTATTGCTGTACCTTACGATAGCCATGCTTCCAAAGAAAGCGACCGAGTGCTTCGCCTTCAGCATCCACCTTTTCTTCGCTCCACTCCGGTTGGATGTGGTGAAGGTATTCATGAATGAGAACAATCATGTAGCGCATAGGCGGTAACGTTGGATCTATCTCAATAACGTTATCGCAGTACAATCCATCAGCCTTTTCCCTTCCCAACTTTCGATGGATAACTTTTGGATGTTGCTTGCGTTTCATGATATCTTTGCCGCGTTTGTGTACTATGTTAGTGTTTTTGTTATTTGATTGAACAATGCCCTGCAACGGTGGGGCATTTTTCTTTTACCGTATCTTGCCGTTTACTATGCGGTAATTGCTCACTTCGAATTCGCCTGTATCTAACACGCGAACATGTGCAAAGCCATGATGGTGCTTGTTGATAGGCATGTAATCAGGATGTAATTCGCACAAACACGCAACACTCCAGCACGTTGTAATCTTGCCATTGATGTTTGGCTCGGTGTGTTCGCTTGCTTGGTGGTGGTGTCCACACAATGCGCTGTCTTTTGCACGTAGGAACAGACCACGTGCAATGTTTACCGGGCTGAATACCGATGCGCCAAGTTCATGACCATGCAGAATGGTAAGCTTTCCTGCGTGAATGATTTGCTTATCCGGAATGAAAGTGATATTTAACTCATCCAACTTCATCAATGATTCAAAATTGAACTCATCCATGCCAAGCAAATCAGGTGCATTGCGCATGATATAGTGGTCATAGCGCACATCATGGTTTCCGCACTTATAATATATCGCAGCATTTGGAAACAGCTTGCGTAATGTTTGCAGAAACTGTCTGGTCATTAAGACTTCATGCCCAAAGTTCCGTTTGCGTGGATCCTTTTCAAAGCGACTGATAGCATAGAAGTCGATAATATCACCATTGAGCAGAATGGTATTGACATCGTTGTCAAGTCCGTACTTCAGTGCCAGCGTTAAAGCTTGAATGTTGTGATACGGCACGTGAATATCCGACAGCAGCAGAATGTTGTTGTGGTTTGTGGGTAGCTTGAAAGGTTTGTAGTTAGCTTCCTGTGATGGTGGCAAGTCGAGTGGATT